CCCCGTACCGGCTGCAACCGAAACACTGCCGCCGGACAACCCGATACCCCCGCCGGACAGCACACCGCTGCCGCTGGCTTCGGGCGGGGGCATTAGACTGTCAGCGCTAACCGGCGTCCAGTTGGACGCGTCAAACGCGGATGGGCCCACGGTTACATTCGCCTGCCAAAGCGCCCCGTCCTGCAGCACGAGCTGGCCCGCCGCGTACACCCGCAGCGGGCTGTGGGCGGCAAGGTTATACGCGAGAAGCGTGGGGGTTCCCGTCTCGTCGAAGGTCCATAGCTGGCGGTCGGTAAGGTTTATGGCGAACGCGCCCGGCTGGCCTGCGGTCGGGGTTGCGCCCGGTGTATTTAGCCGCTCGAACTGGGCGCGAGAAGGGTTGTCGAATACCGCCATCAGAACACTCCTTCGTCAACAACGAGATCCTGCGCAGTGATCGCCCCGCCTGCGGTCGGGCCCCGCAGGGTATTAGCGCGCAACGTGGCCGCTTCTGCAGTACCAGCTACTGTAGCCGAAGCGGCAGTGAGCAGTCCCGCCACCGCCGCCGATCCGGCATTCAGCGCGCCGGTTACAGTTGCGGCGGCCAAAGTCGCAAGGCCGCTGGTGGTCAGCGTATTGAGGGTCGCCGCCCCGTTCACGGTCAGGGACGCCAATGTGGTCGCCCCTGTCACCGAGAGTGTACCCAGTGTTCCGGTGGTGATTACGGCGGTATTGATCATGGCGGTCCCGGTGACGCCCAAGGTGGTACCAGTGGCGACGGTGTAATCCACGGTGCCGAGCGTGGCGGTCGTGGCGGTCAGCGTCCCGACTGTGGCCGCATCCAGTCCTGCAGTACCTGCCACGGTAAGCGTGTCGAGGGTTAGACTATCCCCGATGCCGGTCGTGAAGTTGAAATCCTGCACCGTACCTGTCGTACCGATAAGGGTGTTCACTTCGATGAAAGACAGGTTGCTGACCGCGGTACCGACAATAGCCCAGAACCGCGCGCCTTGCGCGGGCGGGACCGTGAACTCGATATCGCTGTCTGTGGTGTCGCCTGCAATGACCCGGTAATCTGTGAGCGGCTCCTGCGCGTTTCCGTCCAAGAACAGGATGACGTTCTGGGACGGACCCAAGGCTACGCTGCTGCCGCCCCCCACGGTCAGCGGGAACCGTCTTTCCGTGCCGTTGAACAGAGGACTGATGTTATCCACAGGAAGCGCCGTGGCCGGCGCAATAGCCTGCAGGGGCTCTGCGATCGCCCGCACCACAACCCGCTCGCCGCCCGACAGGGCGCTGGTCAATACGACGGTCAACCCGTCCGAGGCATCATATCCGTCAAACTGGGTCAACAAATCCCCGTCGACGAACACTTGGTTCTGGTCCGACACCTGATAGATAAGTGAATTGCCGGTCAGGTCGTTGCCCGAGAATACCGTCTGGCCTGCTGCCGCGTCATAGTAGAACTCGTTGAACCCGACAGGGCGTCGGCCCACGACGTTAGGCGTCTGCTGCCACTGGAGTACGACCCCGCTGGTGGGCCCTGTCGCCAGAAGAATTGCGTTGGACGTAAAACCCGGCGCGGGTTCGGTCGGGGTCTGCGTGACCCTGCCGCGCAAACGGGATACATAATAGAACTGACCGGGCGTGTAGGCGGCAGTCCCGTCGGGCCGGATCAAGGCAGGGTCCAATCCTGTGATCTCGCCCGAGGTTTGCACGATAAACTGATCGGGCGATATGACCTCGCGGACCACGCCCACTGCGATCTCGTCACCGATCTTGTTGCTGGCCGGAACCCACCTGTCTGCGGACACGCTATAGCCGATGGGCGTGCCGACCGACACGAACCCATGCGCGAGCTGCGACACGCGCCAGATCGAACCGGTAACATTCGACAGATCCGCCGCCCCGATCTCCATCCAGCGCCCGCTGTCATTGCGAGGGCTTGTCGTCGAGATACCTTCGGGCGCCGTAGCCCGCTGGATGAACAGGCTGTTGACGCCTGCGACGGCGGTGCCATCGTCAACAACCGCATCGCCGGGCCGGTATATCGCCCCGCTCGACCAGACCCCGCGCGCGTTAAACCCCGGACCTTGAGGACCGGGTATGCTGTCTCCCGGCACCCCTTCCTGTCCGCGGCGGCCGGTATAGAGGACGACAAACCGATCCATGCTCAATCCTCCATATTGACGCGGCCCTGCACCACTCTGCGGTTGCTGCCCCCGATCGCGTCCGTCCATTCGATGAAGAACACACAGCCCCGCGCCGGCAGCAGTTGGGTCTCTGTTGGGGATACCACAAAGGTCGCCATAACGTCGATAGGTTTACCCTGAAAGGTGTCGCTCGGGTAGGCTTCGAGTGTCGCCTGTACCGACAGGATATCCGGCAGGCTGTCATTCTGCTGCCGCCGGAACACGAGACGTAGCCGAAACTGGGCCAAGTGATCCGCGATCTCCGGTATCCCTGTGAAGCCCATGTCGAACTCCAGCACATCGCCCCGCACCACATAGATTTCGGTCTCTGGCGGCGGTAGCGAAACGCTCTGCGGTAGTATTGCCTGTACCATATCAACCCACCCTGTTCGCGGTCTGGGCGGAAGTGACGCCCGTTTCGTCTCTGCGGCGACGTGCCAGCTGCGTGTTGGCTTCCATCAAGGCGGCATCGGCCAGCTGCCCATACCGCTGCTCATCCGCCATATTGCGCATGAAATGTGCGCCGTGCTTGAAGGCCATCATTTCCAGCAGGCGCGGATACGAGCGGGTCAGTACCGACTGCTGAACACTGGGCGCCAGCCGCTCCGGTTCGATATTGGCCGCGACGTTGATCGTATAGGTCGTGTCGGGGCGCGGAAACACCCGCAGCAGCATCGGGTCGTCATCTTCAGCGTAATACCGTGGGGTGCCGATGGAGCCGCCGTAGTACAGCGCATTCAGCCGCTCGATCTCTCGACGCTCCAGCGGGTACAGCCCCTCGGGTACCACCAGTTGCAGGGCGCGGATTTCAAGTACGCGGCGCGGTTCTTGCGATAGATCCATCGTGGGGGCGCTCTCGCTTACGGTGCGGGGCGACAGGCGCGCACGGAACGCATCGTGGTCGATCCGCTCTATGATCTCGTCTTCGGCCCGCCGCACAACCCGTTGAAGCTCCGCAGGCTCGGCCAGCGTGCGGTTCTGCGCCATGAGCGTGGGCGGTATCGCGGCGATCAGATCGTCATACGTCATGGTTACACCCTTCTACTTGGCGGCAGCGACATGAGCGGCACGCCCAGCCGAAGGGCTTTCCGTACATCGGCGTCGGTATATCCCAAATCTGCAGGGCTCAGGGCCTGCGGGTTGCCTTCGCTGCGCGGGTGCGGCACCGGCTTGGGATCGTCGGCCGGTGGGGTGCGCCGTACATCTTGCGGGTGAAACGTCCCGAAGCCCGGTGTTATATCCGCAGTCTCGATTGAGGTCAGCCCTTGCCGCCTGTCGGACACATAGTCATCTGCGGGCCGGGTAAAGCCCGTCGCGTCGTCAATGCGGATGCCGCGACCGTCCCGCGGTGCCTGCGAAGGGTAGGTTCTCATGCCTCGCCGTCCCGCCATTACCGTATCCTCATGTGGAAACTGTTGCGCTGGCGGTCATTCGTCTGGGCGAGCATCACTGCCGGGCCGGCGTTTGCCGCCAGTATCTCCAAGCGCATGCCAGAACGCTCAGGGTTCTTGGATGCCAGATCCAGTGCAGCATTCAGGATAAGGGCGTTAAGCCAGCGCGCAGGGATCTCGTCGACCCCATTGCTCATGGGATCGTAGTTATCCGGCCGGGCGATAAACGTAACCCTGATCTTTTCGGTGCGCCCCGTGCGCCCACGCGGATGCACGAACAGAGTGGGCAACTCCGTGCGGCGCAGCATGTAAGACGTGGGCTGCCCCGTGATCTCTTTGGTGGTGAAGTTGGCGTATTCGGTTTCGCTGACACGCTCCATCGCGGTCTCGGTGATGCGACCTTCGGCAAATTCATTCAGGCAGGTTATGGTCAGTACGTCGTCGATGTTGCGCGGCAGAGAGACCCGCCCATTCGCTACGAAGAAGTCCTGCGTGCGGATGCGCCATGTGTTGAACTGCTGGGCATGCCAGTTTTCCAGAACAAGATAAACGGACCTGCGGGCACTGATGATATCGGCCGCCGTATTGGTATCCCCATACGCACGCTGAACGATCTCGTCCATAATATCAGCGATATCAAACCCGGATCTCATAGCTCACCCCGCTTATGGTGTGAGGCCCGATTGTTCCATTCGGGCCTCACTTATCACGCCCACGGCCCATGTGCGGGCGTGATTACTTCCACGCGGTTTCAGCAGGTGTAGCCAGAACCGACGCGACAACGGTTTCGCCTGCCGTGCCGCCTGTGACGGTCAGCTCCAGCGGACGGGTGTTCGAGATAGGTGCCCATACCGGGTTGGTCAGCGTTACGGCCCCTGCAGCGGTGAGGTCTCCGTCGGCAATCGCGATCAGCGTTACGTCGCCGCCACCCCCGACACCTTTCAGCTTCAGCTCGAAGGTGCCGCTGGTCAGCGCAACGTGATTGACGAAACCCTGTATCCACACGCCGTAAGGCAGGTCACCCACGATCTGCGGGGTCGCAACATCGGCTGGTGCGACGAATTGGAAAGCGGCTTGGTAGGTCGCGCCCAATAGGGTGTTGCGACCGGACACACCACGCTCGGGAGCGATACCGCCGTAGGTCACGTCGTACGCGGTGTGGGTGTAGCGATTGCGGGGGTCGTTCGGGTTCTTACCGGGACGTGCCATGAGGATACTCCTGTGCTGGCGTGGGTGGGGGTAATCCCTGACGGCGGGGTATTACCCCGCCGTCTGGTTCGATAGTCCTATCAGAGAGGCTGGCCGGGCGAACCGTACATAGAGCGTGGGTCCATGCACGAGAACGCATAGCGCTCGTATGCCAGAACCTTCATCACTTGGTTGTCCATGCCGTCGCCCTGTTCGATATCCAGACCTTCGCGATCCCAGTAGGTCATGCCTTCCGGCACGTCGTTCTTGAGATACCAAGCATCCGGGTCCGTCAGGTAGTTGTTCAGGCAGTAGCCTTCCGGGATGACGCCCATCGTGTGCATCGCGGCCACATCGTTGTCGCCCGTACCCACGCGGCCGCCTGTGGTCTTCATCAGGCGTTCAGCGGTGAACTGAAGCCCGTTCGGAACCACCAGCTTGCGAGGCTGGACGTTGATGCGAAGTCCGCGCTCGTCGGTGAAGTCTGCGATCTGGATCACAGCCGCTTCCAGCGAGGTCTCGTTCAGGTCAGCGTTAGCCCCTGCGATATTCGAGAAGCTCTCGCCATTCTTCAACGGGTGTGCCGCCGAGATAATGGGCTCGCCGTCGCCCGTACGGCTGTCCGAGAATGCACCGTCGAGGAAGGCCGCAGCGCGGACCTCTTTGGTGATCATCATCGAACGCTTCAGCGCACGAGTGTAGCGTGGAACCAGATCGAAATACTGGTCGTCATTCACGGCTTCGCGGGTAATCACGAACCCCAGTGCATAGGCGACCATTTCGACGCGGCCTTTCCACGCATCGGCGGCGTCATCGTACATTGCCGGTGCGCCCGCCTCTTTGGCAGGGGCCAGACCGAACGCACTCTCCATGACATACTCTTCGTATGCCTTGGAAGACGACCGTGTGTCGAAGACCATCGACCACTGGGGCGTGTAGTCTTTGTATTCCATCCCGAAGAAATGGATGATGCCCGGCCACAGATGCTCTGCGAGGGCGGCCCGATTGATGACAGCCATTAC